TACTGCTGTATTACCGTCTTGTAATGTAACATTGGTAATGGTACTAAATGTTTGATCAGGCCCAATAGTATAGCTCAATTTTTGACGATAAGGTCCAGGTTCTTGATTAGCTAGAGCAATGATATTCTCTGCTGCAAGAGCCGCAGCACCAATTGACTTATAAGCATACTGCCAGAAGCGTCCTTCCTTACCAATTGGAGTTTTTTGCTGTAAGTCATCGCCAGTTGCTTGACTAACATATAAATTTACAGCACTTGAGAAAACTTGGTTATCAACATAGAATTTTGTAGCAGCTTGTAAATCGCTTGCACCGTTAGGAGTACCATAACCTTCTAAAGGCGCTGGATGGTCTGATAGTGTCAACTTGCCTGTCATTGTGTCTCCCTTACGAGAAACTAGGAATTTACGTTGAACTGCTTCAGTTGAAAGATAATTGCCTGTTAGATCTGGATCATAATCGGCATCAAGATAATTTGGAAAATCTGGTTCTGCTCGAGGCTTTAATGCTCCTGAAACTGTATTTCCTGTGCTGACTTTTAAGAAGTTATTGTTTGCATAGTTTACAGTAACAGGCATCTGGTTTAGAGTTGTCTGTGCTGTAGGATGCGTTGCATTCCATGAGCTAACGATGGAAGCACTAGGATCTGCCATTCGAACAATACTAAGTCCGTTAGCATTTAAATGGTTAGCAAGTCTAGGATCTAAGTCGCCCGATAAACCTGTTTGGTCAACAGTAAAGACAATGTTTGCATCATCGTCTGTGTTAATACTAATAGCACCTTCTGCTACAATATTTCTAGCTGTTAATTTTTCACCAGCGTTGTCGGTAACGATAATTTGATTTGGGTCGTAGGTTTTAGGAGTATCGCTTAAATCTGTAAAATTGATTGCGCCATCTACACCAAATACAGCGTACAGCTCTGTAAAGTTTTCGTTTACTTTTCTAAACGATTCGCGAATACTGTCACCAGTACCGTCGTTACCCTGTACACCGATATCAATAATTTGTTTTGACATTTATTTTATACTCCGAAACTTGACCCGCAACCGCAAGTAGTAGTTGCGTTAGGATTCTTTATTGTAAATTGAGAGCCCATTAGCTCTTCTTTATAATCTATTTCTGCACCTTGCAGATACTGCATACTCATGCTGTCTACTAGCACTTTAAACTCGTCCAAAGGGATTTCAAAATCGTCTTCGTTTACTTCTTCATCAAACGTAAAACCATAGCTAAAACCGCTGCATCCGCCGCCTTGTACAAAAGTACGCAGAGCTAGTTTAGGATTGCCTTCTTCATAGAGTAAATCCTTAATTTTTTCTTTTGCTGACTGGGAAATAGTAATCATGATTGCCCTCGATATGGTATTTATCAAAAGGATTTTATAACCTTAATGTAAATACAATTATGTACTTAGGACAAGAATACGCACAACAATGCCATTATCGCAAGAGCAAGTATGGTACTATGCATGCCTATATGCGTAAAAAAACTGTGCTGATATTTCAGTGCGATTGTTGCAGCGGCATGTTTAAGCGCGACAAGGGCAACATGGATCCTAAACGCTTAAACAATAACGTCTATCATGTTTGCGGTGACTGCGATGCTAAAAAGTTTGCCCAGAGTAAAGGCGTAGAAGCGAGAAAAGTTTGGGATATGCCTGTCAGTAGTCTTAAGACGATAGACCAACTCTAGAACTAATAACGTTCCAGTTAACGATTTTCCACTGATTGTTTAGGTAACCCTTTTTATCAGCTTGATAATCTAATGCCCAGGCATGTTCCCACCAGTCAATTAAGAATACAATATCCATCTTAATTTCGTGATTTTTAATGGTTTTAATTTCACCATTACGAGCTAGATACACCCAGCCGCTGCCTTGAATAGACATAGCAGTTTTTTCAAATTCTTTCTTAAAATTATCAAAGTCTTTAAAATGTTTAGCAATAAACTCGCCCGCAGACCCATCTGGCTTGTTAGTGCCTTTTGGTGCTTGAAATTGTGTAAAATATAAGTCATGCAAGAATGCGCCAGCTTCGTTAAAATCTGGATCGCCTTCACCTGAATTATATCGATCTACATAGGCTTTGTAAAGTTTACCGTAATGATAGTCCAGCGACTGTTTACTTAGGCTACGCCCGAGTTCAGTTTTTCCGTAAGGTAGCGGAGTTTGCGTTAAGGTCTTAGTTGTTTTGCCTTCGTTTAAAACATATTTGATAAAATTATACATGGTTTAATATTTACCTATAAATATTCAGTCAAGTGGTCAACAGGGCATCCAAGGATCCTCAAGCTACTTTTTTCCCTGTTTCTGGGTAGCACAGCCAACGTGAGCACGAGGTAAATTGGCACTTGTCACTATATTTTTATATCTACGTATTCTTCACGATACTTGTCAAAGTGACTATCGTATAATCCCAAATTTCTTATTTTTATTTTAAGCAATTGATATTGTTCGTCTGTCATATCTCCCCAGGCTCTATGATTTATAGATACCCAGGCTTGATGGGGTATTTTTCCTATGCTGTCGATGAACTTAGCAAATTCTAAACTAAAATTCTTGTTATCTCTTAAAAAGTGGCCAGCCCAGCTAGGAGCCTCGTAGTGGAATTTATCAAAACCCCCTTGCTTTTCTGCCCAAAGATAGTAAAGGGTAAATTCACTTTTGATTCTAGATGCTGTCCTAAACCACGACGAAAATTCACCCAGAGTAGATTTTGTTTTTAGCAGTGAACAAACTAGCTCTGTATTAAAAAATAACGGAGTGCAAATGTTTAAAGTCTTTTCGTTGGGTTTAACATTTTGGAGATTTAGAATATTAGAATAGTCTTCCCATATAGACATAGGCATATTAAAAATGGCCGGCCTGTAGGGCAACTTGCCGTCTATGATTGGGTACATGGATGTACCCCATGCATTTGTTAAAAAATTTTGACTGTCTAATAAAAAGTAACCAACAGCTTGAATTTTTTCAGCTATCGCTAATTTGAGTATTTGTTGTGTTTCCCAACCTACTGCCCAAGGATTTTTATCACTAGGTATCCATGTATTCCAATCATTTATAAATTGATCTCTGTATAAAACTGTTACATTAAATCGATCGTATTCTTTAGATATGTGCTCAAAGTGTGCATTCCAGTGATCGAGCTTTTCCTTGGGTTCGTTTACAACAATATATAAATCTGTTTTAGCATAATCTTTGGGCAACCAAGTGTTGTAGTAAGTTTTCATACTTTCAGCCTGCAAACATAACATTGGCAGGTCTCGTATACAAGTTACAACGACTATTGGTAAATTTTTATGCATATTTTAATATAGTAGCATATATAATTATAAATAAATCACAAGGAGAAAATCAATCATGATTGGATTTTTTAAAAAACTATTTGGCAGTAAAACAGCAGAAGCAACACAACCAGAAGCAGCACCGTACAAGGTTGAAACGCCTGTGGTTGCAGAACCAGCACCGGTTGCTGAACAAGCATCACAAGCTATGGTGGAGTCAGTAGCACCTGCTAAAAAGCCTCGTGCAAAGAAACCTGCAGCAGCCAAAAAGCCACGCAAGCCAAAACAACCAAAACAATCTTAATCGAATCTTTTAAGTTTTTCTAGGTACTGATTGAATTCAATCAGTATCTTTTCTTTTTGCTTGCCGATATCGTCGGATACAGCCTGCTGATCCAACTCTTCGAGTCGCTCTCGAAGAGTTTCAATACGATGAATTAATTGTTCTCTAGATAAGTTTGAGCCTGATTGTACAGTTCCATGCTGGCGAGGTTTTTGCCCTTGCTTTCGCACATGATGTCGAATTGGTTTAGAAAATTTATTGCCCATTCGTTAGTTTTGTAATTCCAGTAAAAATCTGAATGTGCTCTTAGTTTTTGTTTTTTGTATCCAGATTCTAAGAGCAGTTTGTAATCTGGCATAGTGTTTGGGCAATGCCCAACAAGTATATCTTCTCGAGATACGGAGTAATGCATAGTAGGACGAACGCCGCGCCAACTATCAACAACCTTCTTGATTCTGTCCTCAGTAGGATCAATGTATTCTCCTTCTCTGATCCAATGATGATGTATATCAAGCACAATAGGGACAAGATCAGAAATAGTAAGGCAGTCATCTAAACCCCAAGAATTTTCTTCATTCTCGATAGTAATGCAATTACGTGCTTCAGGACTAAGTCGTTTGTAAGCACTTCTAATGCCGTCTGGGCCTTGTTTGCCTGAGATATGTACATTAATCTTAAAGTCTTGAAATTTCTTACCGTAGCCCATGTATCGAGCCATGTCGGTATGATATTCAAATTCTTCTATAGATCGTTGAACAATGCCTTCGTTAACACTAGCAAGAACAACAAACTGGCCAGGATGCATAGAAACACGGGTACCGCTTGCACGAGCACTATCACCGATAAGGCTAAAATTGCGCTCAAGATAGCTGACAACGTCAGACTTACGCCAAAAATAACTCCAGCTAGGCTCGGTATAAGCAGGAAGAATGTCGCTACTAAGGCGAACCATCCTAAGATTTTCATCAAGACCTCCTACACGGTCTACAAGATTTTTTGTAGCCGTAATGTTTCGAACCATCAGGTCCCACAAGCGTTGTTCGGCAACGTCTTTGCTTTGTTTATTTAACCAAGTTATGGTTGTTGTGCCAGTGTTATACTGACTTGCATCGGCATCTTTTTTGATGCCATCTACTTGATCGGCGTGATCGATCCATTTACACGCAAAGCCTATTTTGCCCATTACCAATGCCTTATAACGCCTGCAATTATGAAAAAGTTTGTGATAATGTATATTAACACAATTAACGTACGAATGCAAGCGATTCGGTCCGCCTCGGCGTCCGAACTGCCTGCTTTTTCGCCTAGAGCTTTAGCCCAAATGCGCCACATTTTATCCTTCGTAGATTGCTGAGTTGGCTCCATGTTCGAACACTTCAACAGATTTAACTCTCACACTTGGATTGATTGGATAACGCATATTACCATTTGCTAACAGCTCTGCCATTTTGTCATATGCCATTTTAGCAAACATTTCGCAACCTACAGCAGGTACAATGCGTAAATCGCAAACACCTTGTCTGCGATATGGTTCTACTTGCACACGCTCCGCATTGCCATCGTGTTCTGGATTTGAACTCCAGCCACTCATTTCTTTAAAACGATCCAGCATAGGGTCATCTTCTGCAATTACCAAAGTATGGTCAAACATATAGTCTGCCCACTCTTTGAATACCTTTAGTCCACCAAAGTCCATACACCAATTTTTGTCATCTAGTGTATCACATTCAAATATGAGTTTGATACCAATTGAATATCCGTGTAGTGTTGAGCAGTGACTATGTGTGGCACGCCATTGTCTAAAACAGCATGATAAGCCGCGATCGTTTCCGTAAGTTTTTGTTGAATAGAATTTTGCCATTGTTATCTCCTTTAGATTAGCAATGGCGGCAGAATTTATATTGCGGGATGACGCCTAAGGCCGCATAATGTAATTATACAGTTTTGTATTATAGAGTCAACATTATTGGCGACTAATTGTGCCAAATGGTAACCATTGTCCTGGAGCGCCGCCGTCAATACAAACCCAACCAATATAGTTGTCTACAGTTGGATTGGAATTCCAGC